AGATATATTATCGTCCAATAATGTTTATAAGGATTTTATAAAGTATATGTGATGAAATATTATAATGGGGCTTTATACAATTGGATTATTATCAATTTCGGAGATTTTTGGTGATTTTGCTCTCAAGAAATTTGCGAATGATGGAGGAATGAAACATTTGGTATATGGTATCCTTGGTTATGTAGGTGTGATTTATTTTTTTATTATGTCGTTAAAAGGATCGAGTGTGTTGATGGTAAATGCGGCGTGGGATGGAATTTCTGCGCTTATAGAGTCGGTGGCTGCATTTGTTGTGTTGGGGGAGCGATTTTCGGACCCAAATCAGTATATTGGATTGGGACTTATAGTATGTGGATTGTTTTTCTTGAAAATACCATTAGAATAAAATATTTGAATTTGAAATATAGTTAGTCTTCAAATTCAAACCCTTTGTTTTTTACGCAAAGTTTTGCGTCGGATGCGTTTTGTTATACGTTTTTTGCTACCACCCAATGATCTCATACCTCTTGGACTACCACTAGCTGGTTCACTTTCTGTATTAACAGAGTTTAATGCATTTTCTACAGCAGTAAATAAATTTTCCATTATAGTTGCGTAATATAATTTTAAATAATTTTTTTGTTGTTTTTCATCATCACCTCTAACTTTTTCTCTATTAATATTTGCTTTATTTTTTTCACTTGTAAATTTCAGTTTATATTCATTGATTGAAGTAAGTAATTTTGTCTTTTTTTCATTATTATCAGAACTCTGATTACTTGCAAATTCAATTGCTTCATTCAGATTTTTAATTAATTTTTCTTCATATTTTTGTTCGATATGGTCTTTTAAATCACCTACATCTCTAAACACAAACACATTCGACTCAGAAAACGTCGATACCGGTAAATTAGCACTTCTATAGTCATTTATACTATTAAATTTATCTTCAATAAATTGCTCTGACTCATTACTTAGTGGAGTTTGAACCTTCTTTTTTTCTTCCTCTTTTTTTTCTTTCTTTTCTTCTACATTGGGCAACCCAGGATTAATTGCAGCAATTCCTTGCAATATATTTTGGTCATTATAATTAGCATATCCTGCTTGTTTGATCGTTTTTTCAACAACACCATCTTCTTTTTGATTTTTCCTAGTTTTATTTTTCATTTGTTTCTGCTTAGCTTCCTCTTCTTTCTTTTTAATAATATCAGTCAAATCAATAAAGTCAGTTCGACGAATATCTGGATTTGCCGGTTGTCCTAGCATTAATCGAACTCCTATACTAGCCAGTTTGTTGCTTTTGTACGGACACGAAATATAATTACGGTTTAATTCAGTAATTTCACCGCCAAGCAATACACAGAAAATATTTATTTTGTATGTGGGTAATTTCTCACTTTGACTAGTTTTTCCAATATTAATTTCGTCAATACCAGCCTCTACATTTTTTGATATAATTTCGTCTAATTTATCTATATCAATTTGAGATCCATTTCCAATGGTTTCAATGATTGCAGGATTTGTGGATCTGCGAGATTTTGCGATTTCCAGAATATTTTTTGAAAATTGATTATACCAATTTCTTTTTCTGTATAATTCTGTCCAAACTCTTTTTTCATCTTCGGATTTGTCTGTCTGTGAAGTTTCGACTTTGGAAGATGCTGTAATATATAAGTTTGCTGTTTTGATTTCGTCAAATATTTTTTTAAGGGGGGTTATGTTTATTTTTTTTTCCAAATCGCTATTTACAGATTCTATTTTAGCTAGAATTTCCTTTTGTGAATCACTAGAAATATTAGATTCATTTAATGTACTAAGCGATTCGATCGTTTTATGTAAATTTTGAATTTTGTAATACAATCCAGTTGTAGTATCAAACCCATAGTCACATAGTTTATTGTTTTGTGGTTCAAGTGTAAATTTTTTTATATTAAACATTGGATTTCTTATTAATATATCTACTATTGCGCCTATTACACCATTTATATTAACATTTGTAATTGGGTTTGATAAAAAATTTGCATTTGTTTCATTAAATCCAGTTTTACTTGCATTATCAGGCTTGGTCTGTATAAGAAATTTTGCAAATTGACTTAATCCATCATAATCAGAACCACTAACTAAAGGTTGATTATATCCATCTATTTGTCGAATCTCTTCTAATATTTTTATTCTTTCTTCAAATCCTATATTACATTTGATTACACTAATATTGCTTATATTTGTATTGTCTGGAAAAACGTAATCTAATTTTTGAATAGTTTGATTATTAATTAGGGTTTTTAAAGGATTTTTAATAATGCTAGTGATAGCAGCTATATTATTTGCATTTGCGTTAGCTTCTTCAGATTTATTACTAGGTTTCTCGATTTTGTCTGCCATAACCCACAAATATGTATAAAAAATAAAATCTTGCTGTAACTTATTAACATATTCTATTAATTGATTAATAATTTTATCGGTTTCGGACAAAGGGCTTTCTGTTATTTTTGTATAATTTTTAAATACAGTTCCTTCACTTGGTATGACTAATTTGGTTGTAATTTTATTAGTCAAGCTTGCAATTTTATCGTTATATGTCTTAACAAATTTGTCCCTCTCTATTTTATACACTTGTAGAGGTGCAATAATCTGCTTTGCATAATCCGGATTGGTTTGAATAGTATTCGCCCATTTTACAGCCAAAACGGTATATTTTTTGCTACTTGATGAAATATGTGTATGCACTGGTTTTTGGAATGTTTCGCGAATAGTAGTAATAAATGAGTCTTTGGTAATTATTGGACAATCAACTGGTGTTGCTAAAGAAACACTTGACGGAACCGGATACGATATTTTAAATAGAATATCAAGCATTATCTTAACATTGCATTGCTGTATATTGGTGGTTGTGGTTTGAGATCGCCGCGCGGATTGTTCTAAAAAAGATTGAAACATATCAATATCAAAAAAAGTGCGTCTATTTTCGATTGGATCATAATTGGTTAATTCGTTCAGTGCCTCTTCTGAATACAGCACATTTGTTGAATAGAACGGATAATTATTTCCAAACCCAAATACAGACCCTTTTAATTCAATTAAACGATTTTTGGTATCATTTGTATGTAAATCAATTTGAATTTTTTTTATATCTAGTAGGGTAGTATTCATATAATGTCTTACCGCCTATAAAATAAGGTAAGAAATTATATTATTGCAGATTATACACCTATTTTGCGCTTTCTTTTTGCTCTACATATTTCTCAACAGTTGCCTGTGCTTTCAGATAATCTTCGTGTGTGATTTCTGAATGTTCTTGTGCGACATTTTCATAATATTCTTTGAAATCATTGGGCAAAATACACAATGCGCTGTTTTCATTGAATAAAAAATCAAAGAACAAAATAAATACAAGAGTCAAACCGCCTGCAATATAAATATCGCGAGTTCCCATCCACGCCATTGCAAAAACCAAGATTTGGCGACTAAAGGTATATTTCAAATAGGTCTCCGCCGTTTTACCAAGTTTAAACGTAACAAATTTTGACGCAATATTTAATGTTATAATCATTAAACCAGCAAATAATTTGCTGTTGTTTATATTCATTATGTGCTCATGCACGATAGACCAAGGTTTTTTCGGCATATATATTTTATACCGAACATATTCTTTTGTCGAATACATCATTATTCTTCTACAATAGCTGTTTTATCCAATCAAATATGTCGTTGGAGTTTTTGGGGCGTGTAAGTTCTTCATCCATCGCCAATTTATTCTCTACAATACTGTAGGCGCAAGTTCGGTCACAAGGGTTGCATTTTTGCTTGGTAGTAAAATGGATTTCGGAGAAAACGTGATCGACCATTTCGGGTTTGACGGGCATATCTTTGTACATAATAACGCCATTTTTGCATTTTTCTTTAATGAACTCGGTTTTGGCGGCATTGAAATCCTCTATGTTGATAACGGGATATAGAGATTTGTATGATTGAAAGCCTTCTGTATCCATATCCATATCATTTTCATTATCATTTTCATTATCATTTTCATTATCATTTTCATTATCATTTTCATCGGGTAAATTAGTTCCGTCTTCAACATCATCATCTTCAGAAATCTCTTTTTTCTGAGATGTTGTAGTTATTGTTCCAGCGGCGGCAGCAGCTGGCGCAATCGCTGTTATTGGCGCAGTACTTACAGGCGTAGCACCGACAGGCGTAGCACCGACAGGCGTAGCACTTACAGGCGTAGCACTTACAGGCTTAGAGGCAGCTGTTTTTTTTGATTTTTTAGGAGCTTTCATTCCCTCTAATACAGTGCCCTCAGTTAACTGATAAAATAAAATAGTAATAACACAAACAAAAACACCATATAACATATTTAGCTTGGTATAGAAAATAATCACAATCACGGCAAACAGTTTTCCTAAAACACTATGACTAACCTCTACAAACTGTCGTGTGTAGAGTGAAAAGAACAATATTAAAAAGATGGGTATAAACTGCATAACAAATTTATTATCTTCAAAATTTCTACCAAAGTCATTCACTGTTTTTTTTACGAAACGCAATAATTCAGGATCCATAATTCAGTGTGTTTATATTATATATATAATAAATATTCATTTTATAGTATAATGTCTTTATTACCCACAGCAAGCCCTTGGAATACAGACGGAGGAACTAGAAAAAGAATACCAAGTATAGGAAAACGGAGGACACAAAAAGCGGTTGTGCCCGACGATGAAGAAGAAGAGAATGATATTTCCTCTAATTTTGAAGACACAATGAATATGAATGCCGAACGAGAGAATACAGTAACAAAACTATTAAATAAAATAACAGTTTCAAGTACAAATGCAGGAAATGGATTAGAGGATTTCAAACCATTGACCGATAATTTAGCAAAAACAGGATCTTTGGAAGGATTCGAATCACCACTTTTAAAGAAAGCCGCTGGTGGATCCTCTACACCTGTTCCGAGCGATTTCACAGCCGAAAGTTTGAGTAGTTACAATAAGAGCTATGAATCCGGTGGAATACTTGGAAAACCATATTACAGTTCTATGGGCATTGCAAAGTCTTCTTCAAATGACGAAAGCAACCAAACCCTATTTCAAAAATTGAATTATATGACGCACATCTTAGAGGATATCCAAATGGAGAAAACAAGCAATGTTACAGAAGAACTCATCCTCTATTCGTTTTTAGGCGTGTTTGTTATATTTATTGTGGATTCCTTTACTCGTGCCGGAAAATATTATCGATAAAACTGATTTAGACATATTATGTGTATTTACCATAACACAATATGTCTTATAAAATTTATTGTTTGAATTACAATAATCCAGAACGCCGTGCCTCTATGATGTCTCGTTTTAAAGCCGCCGGTTTTGACGATTCGCAATATGTGCTTCACGGAGGCACATCCATTCAAGATGCGCGAATTGCGGGTCGAGGTCTCATCAGTCACACTGAGAAATGCTGGTCTTGTATGTATGGCCATTTGGATATGATCCGCGATTTCATTGCAAGCGGCGAAGATTATGGGGTTTTCTGCGAAGACGACATTCTCATTGACCGCGATATTAAAGAACGCATACCACATATTATAATCGATTTTGAGGCATTAGCATTAGACACCCTTCTTTTAGGATATTTAATCACTTATCAAATGAATGATACAGACAATATGGACAAACAATCTGTCTATGTGGACTTGGCTACGACAGAAACCACGCAATATCGCTACTACACCTATGGGGATATTTGGGGGACGCAAATGTATATGTTGTCGCGCGCCCAAGCTCAAAGGATCATAGAAAAATATGCAAACGGATACGCAGACCGTTTTTTGGCCAACCCGAACGAAGTTTTCCCGCCGTTTAGCGCAGATTGGACGATCACAAAAGAGGGGAATCGCCGTATTGTATACCCGATGTTGGCTATCGAAGATGGTAAAAGTAATTATGACGACGAAGGACAGCGAATTTTCCATAATGCATCGCATAATGTCCACAAAAACGTATCAAATTACATATAACGATAAATAGAGTAATAATAACACATATTATATAGCCCAATATATTATACAATGACGAATGAATTACCGACTGAAGAAATACAAAAACCAATTAGAAAAAAAGAACCAATGAGCGATTTGGAAATTACAGACCAAGATTTAGGGGGTTCTTGTGAAAGTCCCGAAAAATGTGGGAAGACGAAAGAGCAAATTGAACCGATTATCCCTTTCTGGATAGACAATCCGAATATCATTTTGAATAATGACCAGATGTTTGAATTTTTCCCCACCGATGAAATGTCCTTTTCGCAAAAACTCAATGCCGTCTCTAGAACTATCATCATTATGACTGTTATCAGCTTCTTTTATACTCAGAGCACCCGTATTTTATTGGTCGGCGGCGTGAGCTTGTTTTTTGTATATATTTTGTACCTACATAATACTAGCAAGAAAGACGCCGTAAATACGAAGAAAAAACAGCAAGAGGGATTTGACGATCCGGCGAAAAAAGTGTATTCGACATCGGAATTAATGAATGTATTCAAGGCACCGGAGGCAAACAATCCTTTTGGGAATGTGATGATAACAGATTACATTAATAATCCACAGCGCAAACCGGCGCCACCTGCATATAACGCTAATGTGGCCAAAGACATCGTTGATAAGGCCAAAGATTGCGTGCGCAAAAATAATCCCGACCAACCAGACATTACCGAAAAATTATTCCAAGATTTAGGCGATGAATTTGTTTTTGAACAATCGCTCAGACAATTTACCTCTATGCCTAGCACAACAATACCGAATGACCAAGAATCGTTTATGGATTTCTGCTATGGTGGAATGACGTCGTGCAAAGAGGGAAATGCTTTTGCTTGTGCGAAAAATACTTGGAGATATAATAATTATTAAGGGTTCTTGCCGTCTATAATAAATATAAACTACTGTATATATTATATACAGAATATGGCTTCTATGTACCCATACACATTTAATAATGGATCGCGAATTGGAAGTGATAATACAGATAAAACACAGAGAGGATTGATGAATACCAAATACAGTAACTATATGCTTTCTACTTATTTTAGCGAGTCGCGAAGCGACGATCATGTGAATTTCGCCACTAGTCAGCCCGCGATTATGTTCTCGGGTGCGCCCGGTGGTGCGAGCAGTGGCGTAACAGCCGACACCGTTGATGTTGATTCTTTCTTGACCATTAAACGCGAGAACGCCCGCTCTTTAGAGAAGTTGTCTCTCCAACAGCGTGCATTTGCGTCCGTGCCTTATTTGGGACGCGGATCGTGCGACACCACATTGGAGTCTCAGCTTAAACAGGGCGATATCATCACAAACAAGAAGAGTGTGTCTACTGTTTCCGAGCAATCTTATATGAATAACCAGATGTATCCCCTCATTGATAGCATCAAAGAGAAGATCACCAATCCCAAATATTTGGTTCAAGAGGCGGCTTTAGACGGATGGACACGCGGTGGCTCGAATTCGCGCAAGAGTGAGCCGACCCATCTTCCCAAAAATGACGAGTAAATAATTCATTCATTATAATTCATTCATATAAATGTTTATAAATAAATTGTTTATAAACATAATAAAGAGTTTTGCACTGGTTATTTAGCAATGAACCAGAATTACGATATTTCTACGGCAGTTGATTACAGCGACGAATTCCAATACCGCGCAGCTTTGCGCAAAATGTTTAAGATGAAAGAGATTTTATGCGATGACGCCGATTTAGACGAAATCACCCGCGATGAGATGAATTTTGATAACGACTCGCTGAAAATCGGACACGAACAATTATATGCTATTCTCAAAGATAATTTGCTGTTTTATGATCTCTTTGTGAAAGCCGCGTCATTTATGATATCGGAAGACCCCGAAGTTGGATTCTGTGTACTTCTTTCTTATGACTATTTGAAACCCTTTCACAAGATCCTTATGAAACACGCTGATGTTGGTGTAAATGATCAGGACTACAAGGCTTTGTATAATATTCTATACAAATAAAGTAAAGATTTTA